GCTTGCCACCACACGAGCACTGGCGCTGGATGCCGGGGCGTACGCACTGACAGGCCAGCCCGCAACGCTGACCTACGCCACCGCAGCGCGTGTGCTGGTGGCCGATGCGGGCGCATACGCTATCAGCGGGCAGGATGCCACACTTTCCTATTCCGGTGAAGTCACCCCATCACGGCTGGGCGGCTTTGAAATGGTGGGCCGCAAGGTCTACATCAAGCGCGGCAAGAAGATTCACATCTTCGACACGGTGGCCGACGCTGACGCATGGGCCGACGCTGAGCAGGCCGCGATTGATGCGATTGCCAAAGCCCAGAAGCCCACACGCAACGCCAAAAAACGCGCCGTGCGCCGGGTCAATGCGCAGTTTGACCACGAAACCCTCGACCTGATTGAGCTTGACCGGCTGGCCGAGCACTTCGGTGTGCCGGTGGAATTGCCCACGCTGGAGGCCAAGCAAGACTGGCTGGAAGTGGCGCGGATTGCCCTGCTGGTGCGCGAGCTTCAGGACGAAGAAGACATTGAAATGCTCTTGATGGCGTGACCGCTTTACCAATTTGGACAATGGTTGCATGACAGAACAGCAGACCGTTCAAAGAGCCACCGAAGCGGCGCTTGTGTTGAGCAATCCAGCGTACCAAGAGGCCATGAGCCAACTGAAAAGCGCGGTGCTGACTCAATGGAAGGATTGCCCGGTACGTGATCGTGAGGGGCAGTTGCTGTTGCTTCAACTGGCCAAGCTGACCGACAAGTTCGAAAGCCTGTTGAACGGGATGATCGAAACCGGCAAGCTGGCCCAGCACCGGATTGACGTGGACCGCGAGCGCAATGAAACACTGGCGCGGCGGTTCTTGAGGAAAGTTGCTTGAATCCGGGCGATCACCCGCTCTTATGGCATCCACGGAGATGCGCCTGCCAAGCTCTGGTGACTTGAGAGCAAGGCAAAATCTTTGAAAGCAAGCAAATGGACGTAGGACACGCTGAAAATGCACCCGACTCCCTGAGCGATTTGGCCGCGTTTCTGGTGGACACTCCCGACGAGGAATCCAACGACCAGGACGAAGCCGATACCGACGAAACCACCGCCGAGGGCGACACGGATTCCGAGGAAACCGACGGACAGGAAGAATCTGAGGATGACGAATCCGAGGAGGAAGAAGCCGATGACACGCCTGCACCCGAACGGAAACTAAAAGTCACTGTAAAGGGTGACGACGGCACCGAGCAGGAGCTTGAGGTTGATGAAACCGAGCTAGTGAAGGGCTACCAACGCCAGGCGGACTACACCCGCAAGACGCAGGAGCTTTCGCAGCGCGAGCATCAAGCGGTTGAGCAACTGCGCACCAAGTACGACGAATTTGCCGGTCAGTATGTGCAAAAAGCCGAGTCCACACGGGCCGCGATTGTGCAACTGGCAGGCCTGCGCAACGAGGCGGAAATGGCCCAACTGGCCCAGACCGACCCCGCTGCATGGGTGGCAGAAAACCAGCGTCAGCAATCCATTTATGCCGTGCTGAACCAGATGGATCAGCAAATTGACACTGAGCGAAAAGCTATCGCGCAGCGTCAAGAGCAGGCCGCCCAGCAGTGGAAGGCGCAAGCCTTTCAGCAAGCCTGGAGCGAACTGCAAAAGGATGGCATAGACCGTGACAAGCTGGCGAAGGTGTACGGCGATGTTTCCAAAACCTACGGTTTCTCGAAAGAGGAATTGGGCAACGTATTCGACCACCGCCTCGTGCGGCTGATGCGAGACGCTGCCGCTTACCGTGAACTGCAAGCGCAGAAACCCGCGGTCAAGCAGAAGGTGGAGCAAGCGCCCAAGCTGCCCAGCAAAGCAAACCCGACCCCACAAACACGCAAGAACGTGCAGCTGGAAAAGCGCTTCCAAGGTGGCCGCGCCAAGCTGAACGACCTTGCTTCCTACCTCATGTAATTCACTGGAGCATTTAACATGGCAGTTCCAACCAACCTTTACCAAAAAGCTTCCCTCAAGGGTGACCGCGAGGACCTCACGGATTGACGTAGCGCACATCATATAGATGTGCGACAATAGTCCCGTCTAAGTTTGGAAAGGGCGGGCAATGGACTGGAAAACTTTTGCAAAGTCACGGGAAGATTTAGAGAACCTGTATCAGACGAATTCATGCAGCCAGATAGCACAAATGTTTAACATCACAGCCGAGCCAGTTCGATTGGCGCTAATCAAACATGGGATACCGCGCAGACCTGCACGGCCTCTCAAGACGTTTGATCCGCCAAAAGAACAACTGCACGAGCTTTACCAGGCCATGTCAATGGCTGATATTGCAAAGCAATTTGGCGTTGGTGAGACGGTGGTGTTCAAGCGGTTGAAAGAGCATGGTATTGTGCTGAAAGAGCATGTGAACCATCGTCTCAAGCCTGGGCGTGTGTTTTCAGAAACACATCGACTCAATTTGAGTGCTGCACACAAAAACAGGGATGCCCGTGGTGAAAAGAACCCAAACTGGAAAGGCGGATTGACAGCCAAGAATTTTCTGGCCAGATCAACCGTTGAATACAGAGACTGGAAAAGGGCCGCGCTCCAACGCGCTGGCCACAAGTGCCAAGAATGTGGCGCAGTCGGTGGTTCTGTTTGCGAGTGCTGCGGCACTAAAGTTATGCTGCATGTTCACCATCTCCGTTCATTTGCGAAATATACAGATGAACGCTTTGATGTTGAAAACAGTGAAGTCCTTTGCCCTAAATGCCACCATTCCAGGCATAGAATGAAAATTGGGTGAATTGCTGGAAACCCCTTAGAGCCTCTGACACCACAGCGTAACTGGCAACGGTAAGCGCGAAGGTTTGAAAAGACAGAGGATTGGGCAATCAGCAGCCAAGCGCCACAGGAATGTGGTGAAGGTTCAACGACTAGAGGGAGTAGGCCAGACCGGTCGAAACCTCCAAGAGCGCCCGACGCGAAAGCGATGATATAGTCTGAGCTGTAGGGAAACTTACAGAAGGTAGGATAAAGAGCCTACCGATAACACGACTGAAAATCTACAACACGTCGCCCACCGAAACCCCGGTGCTGTCGGCGATTGGCCGCGTGACTGCGACCAACACTTTCCACGAGTGGCAGCGCGACGCCTTGGCAACCGCCAACAAAGACAACGCGCTGATCGACGGCGACGATGTGACTTTGGACGCGCAAACCGCGACCGAGCGCGTGGGCAACTACATGCAAATCTTCTCGAAAAAGCCCGGTGTTTCTCGCCGTGCCAACATCGTGAAGAAGGCCGGCCGTGGCTCTGAAATGGCCTACATCAAGGCCAAAGCCATGCTGGAGATCAAGCGCGACATCGAGGCCGCTGTGGTGTCCACCAACGCTGCCGTTGCGCCTACCACTTCGGTGGCTGGCAAGTTCGGTGGCCTGGGCGTGCAGAACGGTGCCAACACCTCCCACGGTGCTGGTGGCTCTACTGCTGCCTGGACCTCTGGCGCGCCTACCACGGCCCCGACCGCTGGCACGGGCCGTGCGTTCACCGAAGCCCTGCTGAAAACCGTGGTTCAGTCCGCGTACATCAACAGCGGCGAAGTGCCCCGCATGGTCATCATGAGCCCCAACCACAAAGGCGTTTTCTCTGGCTTTGCCGGTATTGCGGTCAACCGCTACCAAGTGGGCAAAAAAGAGCAGGGCCGCATTGTGGGCGGTGCTGACGTGTACATGTCCGACTTCGGCGAGTTGGAGATCGTGCCTCACTACCTGATGGCCGGTTCTACTGACGTTCACCTCATTAACTCCGAATATGTAGAGATGGCGTATTTGGACGGCTTCCGAACCGAGCAATTGGGCGTGACCGGCGACAGCGAGCGCGTGCTGGTGACAGCCGATTGCTCTTTGGCTGTGCGTGCTCCAAAGGCCCTAGCGAAAATCGCCGACCTGACTGGCGGCTAACCCCCTTTCTCCGAGGGACTTGGGGAGCTTCGGCTCCCCTTTTTTATTGCGCTTTACCAATGTGGACACTTAGGGTATGACCCCAGTCGAATCATTCACATTGGACGAAGGCACCGACGCTTACGGTGTCAACACCCGCCTGATTTTTCAGGGCGATGAGGTGATCAAGCACACCTCGCAAGACGTTTCGGGCATCTTGGAGTTTGCCAAGGCCAAACGCAACCACACGGCGGGCGAAAAGTGGGGCGAGATGCGCCATGTGGCCACGATTCCCATGCACATCTATGCCGAGCTTCTGGCGATCACAGACCAGAACGAGCGCAAGAAAAAGCTCAAAGAGTACATCCAGGCCAACCCGGCTTTTGCGACGTTTGATGCGTACCTGAAAAAATGAAAAAGTACTTCGACTTCATCATCAGTTCGTCTGGCCGCAAGGTGACAACGGGCAGCGTTTCGGTGCTCATTTACGGCACAGCAACCCCCGCCAGCCTGTTTTCAGACGCTGCGGGCACCGTACCCATTGCCAACCCGGTGCCGATTGATTCACGGGGCTATTTCGAGTTCTACGCGGCTGACGGACGCTATTCACTGACCGTGAACACGCCAGACTTCAACCCGGTGACGCTGACCGACATTGTGCTCGATGACCCGGCAACGGGGGCGGATATTGGGCCTTATGTGTCATACACCCCAGCAGGTGCAGGTGCTGTGGCTACCACGGTGCAGGCGAAGCTGCGGGAGAGTGTGAGCGTTAAGGACTTTGGGGCGGTTGGGGATGGGGTTACGGATGATACGGCGGCATTTTCAAACGCATTTGCCACCGGGAAGCTGGTGTATGCGCCGGCTGGAACCTATCTGCTCAACTCTCTGAACATCCCGAGCAACAGCCGTCTTGTGGGCGACGGAAGCGCTACGGTCATCAAGCCTTTGACCGATGATACCCGCTGTGCCCTAGGGGCTGACAGTGGCAGCGCGACCGCGTTTATTGACAACATCACGATCCGCAATGTGCGTTTCCTCGGCAACGTGGCGACAGTTGGATTCAGCGAGCAAAAGCACCTGGTAAGTTTCAACGGTGTGACAAACATGCTGATTGAATCCTGCGACTTTGTGGGCTTCCGGGGCGATGGCTTGTATTTGGGCAGCGGAAATGTCGGCGGGCAGGAGCGCCATAACATAGGCGTCACAATCCGCAATTGCCTGTTTGATGGCGTCAACGCAGACAACCGAAACGGCGTCAGCATCATCGACGCTGATACCGTAACCATCGAAGGGTGCCTGTTCACGAACACCACGAAAGCAGGGATGCCCGGTTCGATTGACTGTGAGCCAGACGCAAACGCCTTTGCCGTGATCCGAAACGTCACCATCAGGAACAACAGGTTTTCCGGCGGAAATGAAGCTGCCATTGCACTCTTGCTGCAAGATCAATCGTTCCTTACGACCCCGCATGAAAATTTCCTGATTGAAGGCAATTTCATCAAAAAACCCAAAGGCCTTACTTTCAATGGTGAAAACGTCAGCCTGTCGGATAGCACGATTCCCTATGGTGTCCTATTTCTGCGTAATGTGGTCAAAGGGTCAAGCACACCATTCTTGATTGATGGCGCTCGCGGCCTAACCTTGCAAGAAAACACTTTTGAAGAATCGGCTCTCCCAGCGGAGTTTGGCTACGTCACCGGCAACTTTGATTGCAGCATCGTCGGCAACACGTTCTATCGGTGCGGGCAAGATAACACTTCTGGAACGCGAGGGCTTTGGATTCGCGCGGCCACACGACTGACCATTGAGGGCAACAGTTTCGTTGATTGTGGCCGAGCCGACGGCACGACTGGCCGATCTATTGAGTTCGTCAGTGGCGCGAGCGGGGCGCATATCTACCTTCGCAACAACGAATTTAGTTCGCCAACCGGGCGCACAAACTATGTGATCTTTGCATTGGGCTATACGTTCGACAATGGAACGTGCGAGGACCTGAACAACAAGTATTTGTTCAGTTCAAATAATGACTTTATTGCACCTTTCGGTCGAAGGACTGCCGCGCCTACCACGGGAACGTGGGCGCAAGGGAACGTGGTCTACAACTCGCAGCCAAATGCACAAGGCGTTTTGGGTTGGATTTGCACGGCATCGGGTTCGCCTGGAACGTGGCAGGCCATGTCCACGCGGTTGCCTTTTCGTCGCCTTCTTCAGAAAAACTATGCGGTCACTGAAAATTTTGATGCAGCGACTTATGACATTTTTTCGATCAACATTCAGTCGAATCCTGCGCTGACCTACAACGCCCCGACTGGTGGCACCGTTGGTCAAGAGATCACCATTCGCGTCCGCAACGGGTCTGGGGGGGTGATGGGGACGATCACTTGGGACTCGGTTTTCAAGATGTCCGGTTGGACCAACCCTGCCAACGGGAAAAGCCGTTCTGTCACCTTCGTCTATGACGGCGCAAACTGGATCGAGATCAACCAGACTGTTGGCGACGTGGCGAACTGACCGAACGTTATGACCCCCCACACCGCCACCGGCCCAATAGCCTCAACAAGCTAACCACCCATGACCATTGTTGTAGTTGATACCTCAGAAAATCAATTCGACTCGCTGAAGGCGCGGATTGCGTCTTACATGCACCGGGACGATTTGACCGATGAAATACCCACGTTCATTTCGCTGGCCGAATCGTATTTGGTGCGGGAAATGCAGATCAAAGAGCTGCAAGTTTCCACCACGCTGACCACGACCGGCGAATACGCGGCCCTGCCCAGCGACTTTGGCACGGTGTCGCGCCTGGTGATGACGCAGGGCGGCTGGACGTGGAATCTGGACTATGCGAGCGACCCGGCCATGGTCACATCGACCAACACGCAGCCGACCCGCTACGCGCTGGAAAACGGCCAGGTGCGCATTTTTGGCGCGGGCACAGGGACTCAGGCGACTTTGTACTACCTGCCTGCCATTGTGCCGTTGAGCGTGTCGAACACCTCAAATTGGCTGACCGAAAACGCGGCTGATTTGTACCTCTACGCCTCGTGCCTGGAAGCGGCCAAATGGGCGCGCGATGACCAACAAGCGGCGGCTCTGGCCGGGCTGGTGTCGGGTGCTTTGGACAACGTGAAGAAGTTTGCAGAGCGTCGGGGCTTGCCTTCGACGGGCTCGCTACAAATGAAAGTGAGGCGATAAATGGCCGTTGAAAGCGCAACCTATATCAACCAGCTGGACGCTACCAAGCCGGGTGCATCTGACCTCAAAAGCGAGGGAGACGACCATTTGCGGTTGTTGAAGTCGGCGGTAAAAGCCACTTTCCCGAACGTGACGGGGGCTGTCACTGGAACACATGCCGACTTGAATGTTTTGACCGGCGCGGCCACCGGTGCGGTGTCTGGCCTGAACGTGACCACTCAGGCGGCTTCTGACAACACCACCAAAGCAGCTTCAACTGCGATGGTGCAATTGGCCATCATGGCTTCGTCGGGGTTGTTGGGGCAGCTTCCGGGGCAATCGGGCAATGCTGGCAAGTTCCTAAAAACCAACGGCTCTGTGGCCAGTTGGTCGGACGATTCCCGCATCAAAATCGCGCCGACGGCAGGCGGGACGTTGACGGATGCCAATTCGCATTACTCGTTCATTTCCAGCGCGTCCTACACCCTGCCTGACTTCACTAATCTGGACTCGTTCGGGCTGTTGTTTCCATCCAACGCCACGGCGGTGCCTGCCAGCCTGACCACATCGGACGGGTGGAGCTTCACCACCGGCGCAGTGGCGGGCACGTTGCGGGTGATGCAGCCATTGAACACCACCACGGCGCATGGCGTGTGGGGCAGCGGCATCACCATGACACCGCCGACGTTGGCAACCGCTACCGTGGCGGCAACCTTTGGTGCGGTGTTGGGTACAGCGCAACTGGATACCAACCTTGTTGTGGTGGTGTACCGCAACGCCAGTACGGTCTACGCGGTGGCGTGCGACACCAGTACCAACACCTTTGGGGCACCAGCCACCATGATGGCGTACCAAAACGCCACAGGGTTTGGCGTGTGGTCTGACAGCACGACTTCGTTTGTGGTGGCTTGCAACACTGGCGGATCAACTTCAAGCGTGCAGGCTGGCTCAGTCTCAGGCACGACGATTTCGCTTGGCACTGCGGTGGCATTGGGGCAGGACATAGCCAACTCGATCAAGCTCAACAATGGCTTGTACGTTGCCAACACCAACCAGGCCACGGGCTTGATTGCCCTTTCTGTCTCGGGCACAACGGTCACAGCGGGCACCGCGGTAAGTGCTGCGGCTGCTGGCACCGGGCTGGGTTGGATATTCATCAACCGTTCGTCGAACACCCAATTCCTGCTGGCGGTCTTGGCTGCGGGTGGCGGCGCAAACACCCGCGCCCTCACCGTCTGCATCGGCTCGGTATCGGGAACCACGATCACGCTCAACGCCACCTCGGCCGGAACCAACATCGAGGCCAACGGCGGCTTGAACGTGCTCACCGACTTCTCGGAGGGCGCTTCTTACATCGCGGTTTGCTCCAACGGTGCGACACCCACTTCTGGCGATTGGTACGGCATCTCGGTATCAGGGACAACCGCTACTCTCGGAACCGTCACCACACGGGCGACCGACTTGCCGGTTGCGTTTGACAAGTCCCGATTCATTTACAAAACCGCCAAACCTCTGATCAAGTACAACACCACGACGATGTTGTTTGGTCACAAGGCTGCGGGGCCGTATGCCGTGACCATCTCAGGCACAGCACTGACCTTTGGCACCAGCGGAGGCCCGGCCACCACGGTCAACTTCTTGACGGACTTTGCCGGATCGAATGTCTACGCGGTGGGGGCTTCGGCCTTTGGCAAATTGAGCGTCACAGGCACGACGGTGACGTCATCGTTCCAAGTAGCGGCGGTGCCGACTTTGATCATGTCTGACACGCTGACCAATGCGGCGGTGAGCTACGGCGGCACTTGGTACACGTGGACGCTTCCCACCATGATCACCGCGCTCACCTCTAGCAAGTGGTTGCGCTCCACCGGCTCTACCAACCTCACTTTGTCAGGACCGATTGCATGATCTACCCCATTGGATACATCGAGCCACGAGAAGCGGCCAAAGCGGCCCGCGCTGCGGCGGTGGAAGCCATCACAGTCACCACCCAAGCGGGCAACACGTTTGACGGTGACGAAACATCACAGACCCGCATGGCGCGCGCCATCATTGCCCTGCAAGCCACCGGCACGCCTTCGGTCACTTGGGTGCTGCACAACAACACGGCGATACAGGCCACCGTTGCAGAGCTGTCCGAGGCGCTGGCCTTGGCGGGTGCGGCTCAAGCTGCGATTTGGGTGATTGAATGAACCTGGGCCGGTACATCCTCAACAACCTGATCGCGGTTGACCAGTTGGGCAACACGCTGACGGGTGGCGCACCCGACGAAACCCTGAGCGCTCGGGCTTACCGCAGCGAGGTGAAGGGCCGGATTCTGGGGCGGTTCTTTCGGCCGGTGATTGACTTCATCTTTTTGCCGTTTGGCCGCGGGCACTGCTTGCACGCTTATGTTGACGAACTGAAAAACCGGCAACTCCCGAAGGATTACCAATGAGCATCATGAAGATTCGGGACGTGGGCAAGGGGGTTAACTACGACCTGAGCCCCGAAGAATTGCCGGATGGCCTTTGGTCGCATGTGCAGAACATGCGCTTCGTGAACGGCTATGCGCAGCGGTTTCGCGGCATGGCGGCTTTGTTCGCAACACCCACCACCACCCCGCAATTCATCACGGCGTATCAGGCACCGGCGAAGCGGTACTGGGTGCACGCGGGCACCAATGCGGTGTTTGCCGACGATGGCACGACCCGCACCGAGATAACCCCCACCTCAGCCCCAACAGGCACCACGGATGACCGTTGGAGCGCGGCCAAGCTGGGCGGCTTGCTGGTGATGACCAATGGCGTGAACGTGCCCTACTACTGGAACGGCGACACCGGCACCGACCTGGCGGCGCTGACCGGTTGGGACACGAACGAGCGGTGCGCGTCTATCCATGCGTTCAAAAATTACTTGGTGGCGCTGGACATTACCAAGACCTCGACCCGCTACCCGCACATGGTGAAGTGGAGCCATTCGGCGGTGCCTGGCTCGCTCCCCACCTCGTGGGACGAAACCGACGTGACCAAAGACGCGGGCGAGCAGGACATTGCAGAAACGCCTGATTTGATCGTTGACGCTCTGCCATTGGGTGATGCGCTGGTGATCTACAAAGATCGCTCAATGTTCGCCATGCGCTTCATTGGCCAGCCGTACATTTTCCAATTCAACCGGCTACCGGGTGATTCCGGCATGCTGGCCAAAGGTTGTGGTGCGGTTACGCCTTTGGGCCATGTGGTGCTGACTTCGGGCGATGTGGTGCTCAATACCGGGAACGGGGTAGCGTCGATTGCCGATGGTCCGGTGAGGCGGGCGATTTTCAGCAACATCGACTCTACGAACTACAAGCGGGCGTTTGTGACCACCAACCCGCAACGCTCCGAGGTGTTGATTTGCTACCCGGCAGCGGGCTCGACCTACTGCACCAAGGCGGCAGTTTGGAACTGGGACACGAAAGCATGGGGGATGCGCGACCTGCCCAATGTGACCTACGGGGCCACGGGCTTGCTGACCACTTCAACGTCTGACACCTGGGCGGCTGACGCGGAAACCTGGGCCAGCGACATCTCAACATGGACGGAAAACGAATACGCGCCCAACGAGGCCCGGTTGTTGTTGTGTTCCAGCGCCAAGATTCTGGCCTTCGATGTAGGCTCGACCGACGATGGCGCAACCGTTTCTGGGGTGCTCGAGCGGCGCGGCTTTACCTTTGACGACAATCTGTCAGTGAAGCACGTTCGGGGCGTTTATCCACGGATTGACGGCTCCAACGGCGACACAGTAACCATAGAGATTGGCGCATCCATGACACCCGACCAAGAGCCTACCTGGGGCACTCCGGCCACCTTCACGGTGGGGCAAAGCCACAAATCTGACGTGTTTGTGACCGGGCGTTACTTGGCTATGCGCATCACGTCCACTGGCCTAATTCGGCTGCGCTCGCTGGATTTGGACGTTGTGCCGGCAGGGGTGTATTGATGTACGCGCCCGCACTGCCCCCCAGTTCAGCCGATGGCATTTCAGGGTTTTTGGTCAACGAACTGCAACGCATTTCACAAGCGATGAACGAGGCCAAAGCCTTTTACTTGCTGGAAATGAGTTATTCGATTCCTGCCAAACCGCGTGACGGGATGGTTGTGCTGGCCGATGGCACCAGCTGGAACCCCGGTAGCGGGGCAGGGTACTACGGTTATCGGGCGGGAGCCTGGCGATTTTTGGGGTAAAACATGGCGCTTGATTTCAATTCTCTGTATCAAAACACGCTCGGGCGGGCACCCGATGCGGGCGGCTTGGCTTACTGGCAAGGGTTGGCCGGTGGCGGCATGTCAGATGAAGACTTGAAAAAGGCCTTCTACCAATCGGCGGTGGACGAAGTGCAGGGCGACACCACCGGCATTTCAGCTGCGACCGACGCATGGGACACCAAGCGCATGGCCGAGCAAATGGCGCAGTACAACGACGTGCTGGCTCCAAAGTTCGGTGATTCTGAGAAGTGGAATTACTGGGACCAAGCGGGCAGCAAGTCGGCTCCATTGTCTGAACGGTTTGGGGCCATGGGCGACTTTGGCGACAAGCTCAACGCCAACACCGACCCCTTCGCGGCTTTTGGCCGGGGCAAAGCACCGACCGTTACCAGTACACCGGCGCTGCCTGAATCCACCGGCTTCAACCCATCGTCCACCAAGTTCAGCGACCCGTTCAAGTACGACCAAAAGAACCCGTACCTGGCCGATATGTCAAAGGCCATCACGGGCGATATCACCAGCAACCTGACCCGCAACATCATGCCGCAAATTGCCAGCGGTGCGCAGCAGGTGGGCGGTTTTGGTGGATCTCGGCAGGGCGTGGTGGAGGCCAATGCGCTGAACGATGCCAACAAGCAAGCGGCCAACGCTCTGACTGGGATGTACTACGGCGATTACAACAACGCCATGGGGCGGCAGTTGCAGAAGTACGGCATGGACCAGGGTTACAACCTGGGCATGGGCAATTTGCAACTGGGCAACCGCAACACCGACCTGAACCAAATGCAAGTGGGGGCCAATTTGTTTCAGCAGGGCAACACCGGCTTTTTGAACCAAGGGCAGGGCACCTACAACCTGGGTTTAACGGCTCAGCAGGCTCCTTGGCAGGCCTACAACAACTTCAACCAGGGCGCACAGCCCTACACCGGAACCGGATCCACCACGTCCACACAAGGCGGCAGCGGTGCGGCGGGATTCTTGGGCGGGGCCGTTGGGGCTTCGCAGCTGTACAACATTTTTAAGTGAGGTGAGTCATGGCTTTTGACCCTTTGAGCATTGGATTGAGTTTGGCCGGTGGCCTTTTGGGTTCGGGCAGTGGCGACAAAGCCGCCACGAGCGAACAAAAGCTCGACCCCCGCCTTGAGCGTTACGTTTACGGGCCGGACGGTGAATCCGGCCTGCTGGGGGCGATGTACCAACTGGCCCAAGAGCAAGCCGGGCAAGGTGGGTTGAACGACCTACAACGCCAAGGCATGGAAATGCAGCGGCAGTACCTCATGTCGCCGGAATATGGCCAAGGCATGAACCAACTGCGCAGCATGGGCCTTGGGCTTTTGGGCAGCGGTGTGGCGGCGAACCCGTTTACCGGCGGTGGCGTGACCCAGCCCGCGGCAGGTGGGTTTGGGTACAAAGGCCTGACCGATGCCAAACTCCCGGACTACACCAAGTCGGCTCCCAAGCTGACCGAGAAACCCAAGGCGGCAGCACAACCCCCCGCCAATCTGGGGATTTCCAGCGGAGGAAGCCCTGGGACGGTGAACCCGTACAACTCAAACGGCACACAAAACGCTGCAAGCTGGCTGGCCTGGGGGCCATACGCAGGCGGCGGCAACTATGACGGCTACACCACCGGCAGTGGCTATTACAGCTACCCCGGTTACGGCAGCGGCAATTCTGGCATGGGGGACTGATATGGCTGGACTCTTGGGCGATTCTTGGGAAGACCCGCGCACACAGGCCACGCTGCAACTCGCGGCGGGTTTGCTCGGCGGTGGCAACTTTGGCCAGGCGCTGGGGCGTGGGCTGGAAGGCTATCAAGGCACCATGTCAGCGGCCAAACGGCAGGCCATGATTGACGAGGAAATGACCCGGCGCAAGCAAGAGCGCGAGGCGGAACAAGCGCAACTCGCAGCAAAGCAGGCAGAAGCACTGCGCATTGAAAACGTGGTGCGCGGCTCTTTGATGCCGGTTTCTGGCTCGAGGGCGATTGGGCAGGATGCAGGTGGCCCCACACAGGCCAAAGCGGCTTTGATAGGGCAAGCGCCCAAGCTGGATGCCAATGCGCTGCTGGCGCAGGGTGTGCCCTACGAGCGCGTCAAAGCCTTGTTTGAGGCTCAGAACCTGGGCCGCGATGAAGTTGCACGCACGGCTGAGATTGAAGGCCCGAACGGTCAAAAGATTATTCAAGGCTTCAACAAGTGGGGCGGCAGGGCGGGCGAAGGCGTGTCCGGCTACGTTGCCCCCCAACTGGTGAACCAAGGCGACCGACAGACGTTCGTCAAACCCTCTGCGGGCGTTTCGCTGGGTGTGGGTATGTCGCCTGCCGAACGAGACGCTGCGGCGCGTGGGTGGGCTGGAGTAAGCCAAGGTGCGGAACGCTTGAATCTTGAAAGGCAGAAACAGCAAGCGGATTATGGAGATGGCGGGTACAGCTCAAAACCACTTCCAGCGGCTGCACTGAAAATGCAAGGCGAAGCCATAGATGCGCTGGGGGCGTCGGCCAGCATTAACAAAACTTTGAATCAAAAGCTTCAGCAAATTGAAAAAGGCGAGCTTAAATTCGGGTTAACCGGCAACTTGATAAACAAGGGAATGAACGTAGCCGGAATGAGCACGCAGGAAAGCCGGAATTTTGCATCATTTATGTCTGATTTGGAGCGCATGCGGAATGAATCGCTGCGACTGAACAGCGGCGTGCAAACAGAGGGTGACGCGCAACGGGCATGGAATGAGCTTTTCCAAAATGTCAACGATACGGCTTTGGTAAGGCAGCGAATTTCTGAAATTCAGGCGCTGAACAACCGCGCTGCACAGTTGCAAAAGCTGAAGGTTGATTCTGTAAGGTCTAACTACAACGCTCGCCCGTTTGACTTTAGCCAAATTGAAGGTGGCGAAAACAAAAGCACGGCTGGCGGTTTCAAAATCATTTCCGTAAAGTAAGCACATGCCAATTTACACAGTTCAAGGGCCTGACGGCAAAACCTACGAGATTGAGGGGCCAGCAGGCGCGACGGCTGAACAGTTAGGCGCTGTGATAACTGGCGGCTCTACACCGGCTCAGAAGCCCAAAGAAAGCAGCACTGCGCAGAACATTGCGGGCGGCTTGCTCCGTGGGGCGGGCTCCATCGGTGCGACCCTGCTTTCACCGATTGATGCAGCGGCTCGCGCATTGAATCAGGGTAAACCCGTAGAGATAGGCGGGGTACCGCTGATCGGTGTTGACCGTCGTAAGCTCATGGATGAAGCTTTGCGAGGCTTTGGGGTTGATGCCGAGTCACTGGCTTACCAAGGCGGCAAGCTGGGCGCGGAGGTAGCTGGCACTGCCGGAGTGGGCGGGGCGCTTGCCAAAGGGTTGACGTTTGCGCCCAAGCTGGCCGCCGCTGTGGCTTCTGGCGGCATGAGTGCGCCGGGTGCGAACATGGCAACCCGGATGGCTGGCGGCGCGATCACTGGCGGCGCTTCCGGCGCTTTGATCAACCCTGAAGACGCGCTCATGAGTGCTGGGGTTAGTGCGGCGTTGCCGGGTGTTGCAAAGGGTCTGGGGGTGCTGGGGCGCGGCATTGGTGCGCAGTTTGCGCCATCTCAAGAGGCTTCGCCATTGGTTAAGAAAGCTCTCGATATGGGCGCACCGCTCGGCGTTGCAGACATTTCCAGCGGCAAATTTACCAAGGCCATCCGTTCGGTGTTGAACGATGCGCCACTGACCGGCGGGATTGGAGCAGCCCAGAACGAGGCCAAGCAAAAATGGTTCAACCGTGCGGTGGGTGAAGTATTTGATGCCGCAGATGACAAGCTGACACCGGAAGTTATGGACGCTGCCAAGAAGAAAATGGGCAGCGAGTTTGACCGCATTTGGTCGAACAACAACTTGGCGGTTGACAACCAGTTGATGGCGTCTTTGGACAAGATGCGCAAGAGTGCGGCCATGCTGCCAAAGGGAGAGCGCAACCGCGTGATGTCGATGGTAGATGACTTTGAGGGGCAGATTGCACAAGCGCCTGACGGGTCTATTGTCATTCCCGGCGATGTGGCAAACCGCTACCAATCTACCATTCGCAAAACGGCAGAAAGCGCACAGGGCTTTTTGAAAGAGGATTTGAGCCGGTTGCGTTCGGATATTCTGGGCGCGTTCAATCGTTCGGTTTCGCCTGAAGACGCAGCAGCGTTGGCGGTGAACCAGAAAAAATACAAGGCTTTCAAGACGGTTGAGCCTTTGCTTGCCAAGGGTGAGGCGGGCGTTGCGGGTCGTGAAGCTGGCGATGTGCCTGCTTCGCTGTTACCGGGTGCGGTGTTTGGCAGCTACAAGAACAATGTGGCCAATTCGCCATTGGCTGATTTGTCAAAGATCGGCTCAAAGTTCATTGTTGACCGCGTACCCCAAACGGGCGGCTCTGCAAGGGCTTTGATTCAGAACAGTGCGATTGGCAGCGCGTTGGGCCTTGGCATGTTTTCCAATCCGATGCTGGCTGCTCCGGTTATCCCGCTTGGGATGGGGCTTAACAAGGCACTGGGTTCACCGGCTTTGGCGCGAGCTGTTGCCAACCCAAATATGGCAATGCCGCGTGGCTTGCTTGATTTTGGCTACGATGCAACCCAAAAGGCACTCCCGGCGCTTATCGCCCAGTGATGCCCAGCCAAATGCCATAAAAGAAGGCTGCAATACCAATCACAACCACTTTCCAGATCAGGAAATCAGAGTATTCCATGCATCAAATTATAGGGTGTGTGGTTGATTTGTGGCGGCCACTTTACCACTTTAGACAATAGAGCGCATGGAAGATTTGCGCCACACCCACGAGTTTGAAGAAAGCCGGTTCAACAGCTTTTCAGGGCCGGACCGACGATCCGTTTCAATGGACCGGGTTTCATTGATGATCGAGGAATCGGCAGCGGACACGACTTCCAAACTCATGCAGCACATGGACGTGAAGTTCGGGCAGATACACAAGCTGTTCGCAGACCACATTGACGGGGCTTTCCCGCCCGGGCCGCTGCACAAGCACAAAGAACACCACCAAGGCTTGATTGAGAGCGCTGAGAGCATGAAGAAGCTGCGGCAGGACTTGATCGGCTGGACGGTGAAGGGTGGGCTGGGGATTTTGTTCATGCTGGTGGGCATGGGGGCTTTGGAATGGATCAAACGGGAGCTGACCAAGTGAACCGCGCTGCACTGGAGTATTTCGCCCTCTGGTTGATTGAAACAAAGCGCGGCAAGTTGGTGGTGTGGTTTTTGGAGCGTGGTGCGCTGGCGCTGGGGGCGCTGATCACTCTGTGGTGTTTGTACCAGATCGAGACGCGGTTCATGCCCGTGATCACCAAGTGGGACATTAACCCGGTGATTCGGCAGGGTGACCGCTACATCCTGGGCGGCACCATGACCAAAGACCGGGCCTGCGAGTTGGTTTCGACTTCGGTGATGGCTGTGCCCAATATCCCACTGGCTCCGCGGGTGCTGATTTACCAGATCAAGCCGGGCGAGATTGACGGCGGGAACATCCCGACAGGATCCACCACCTGGGGGCCGTGGACCATGAACATTCCAAAAGCCTTCCTGGATAACCGGGACAAGATCGCGTGGATTGAGATTGTGGGTTCGCACCGTTGCCATGCGTTGTGGACGCAGGAGACTCTTTACGGGCGGGTTGAAATGGGCCAGCTGCCATGATGATCTATTTGCTTTGGCCGTACCTTTGGTGGAGGTTGTGATGGTTGAATCGTTGTTGGGTGGGTTGTTTGGTGGCTTGTTCAGGCTGGCCCCCGAGGTGATCAAATACTTTGACCGCAAGGACGAACGCAAGCACGAGCAGGCCATGATGGACCGGGAGGTGACGATTGCCACCACCAAGGCGCAGCAGGCCATGCACACGGTGGATGCGCAGGTGGAGCAATCCACCATTGAGGCGATAGGCAAAGCGCTGGAAGGTCAAGCCCAAATGGCGGTGGCCGGTGGCTGGTTTGTGGCGGCGGTGTCTGCCCTGGTGAGGCCGCTGGTGACTTACTGGGTGGTGGCTTTGTGGAGCGCCGTAAAGATTGCGAGCATGTCGTTCGCCTTCAGCGAGGGGGCCAACTGGCGCGATGTGCTGGTGGCGAACTGGGGACCGGATGACAACGCGGTGCTGTCGATGGTGTTGGTGTTTTGGTTTGTGGGCCGGGTGTATGAAGGCAGCAATGGACGCCGCAGCGCTGACCGCTGACCTGTGCCGGGTGTTTGAGGGGTTGAGGCTCAAGCCTTATTTGTGCCCGGCTGGCTACCCCACGATTGGGTTTGGAATAGTCAACAAGCCCGACGGTACGCAGGTGAAGATGACGGACCCGCCGATCACCCGCGAGACCGCCGAGGAGTGGTTGATTCTGACCATCAAGCGGGACTACATGCCGGGCGTGCTGAAGGCTTCACCCATTTTGGCGGCGCACCCACAAAGGCTGGCGGCCATGACCGACTTTGCTTTCAACCTGGGTTTGGCCCGCTACCGCGCCAGCACGTTGCGCAGGCGGGTGGATGCCGAGGACTGGGAAGGCGTGAAAGAAGAACTGATGAAGTGGACCCGAGGTGGCGGGCGTGTGCTGCCGGGCTTGGTGAAACGGCGGGCTGCTGAGGCGGCTTTGATGGGCTGATGCTGACGTGAGACAATGGGGCATGGGCGAAACATGCCCGGATGCGTGGGGAATTTCAGACTCCCCAAAGTTTATATAAGTTGTTGATTTATTGGTGTTTTCGATTCCGGTCCGAGGCACCAGCATCTTTCCCGAATTTTCACGTATAGAGTGAAAACCAGAGGGAAAACACAAGTGGGTTTCGCGTTTTTTCCCCATTTGGGGTAGAGTGCGAAGGGAAAATTCCCCACAAACTCCCCACGCATTTCCCCAAATGGCCAGCATTACACCCCGCGCTGACGGTGGTTACAGGGTCCAACTGTCTGTAAAAGGCCAGCGCGACTCAGCCACGTTCAAAACAAAGAAAGAGGCCCAGCAATGGGCGGGCATGCGAGAAGCGGAGTTGCTTCGGGCGGCCGAACTCCCCATTGGGAAGCAGAAAACCTTGGCCGATGCGCTGGACGAGTACGGGCGGGTGGTGTCGCCGCAGCACCAAGGCAAGCGCTGGGAGTTGCTGAGGTTCACGGCGTTCAAGGAAAACGTGGAGCACAAGGAGTTCCCGGCCCAAAAAAGACTGGCGGATGTGACCGTGGCGGACTTGGCGGCTTGGCGTGATTCCAGGATGAAGGTGGTTTCGGCGGGGACTGTGCTGCGTGAGATGAACTTGGTGGGCTCTGTGCTGGAGGTTGCGAGGCGTGAATGGGGGTGGATTTCGGTGAACCCGCTGGAAGATGTGCGCAAACCGCAAGCGCCGGATCACCGGGAGCGGGTGCTTCTGGGGTATGAGGTGCGCGGCATACTGAGGTCGCTGCGCTATGCGGGCGGGCCGGTGCGATCCATGAGCGATGCGGTGGCGGTGGCGATGCTGCTGGCGTTGGCCACGGGGATGCGGGCGGGGGAGTTGTGCGGCCTGACCTGGGCGAATGTGAAGGGCACCTATTGCCGTTTGCCCAGAACGAAGAATGGTTCGGCTCGCAATGTGCCGCTTTCGACGGTGGCGCTCAAGTTGATTGAACGCTGTCGGGGGTGGGACCCGGTGTTGGTGCTGGGGGTGCAGTCGCAAACCTTGGATGCGCTGTACCGCAGAGCGCGCCAACGTGCGGGTTTGAGTGGGTTCACGTTCCACGACACCCGGCACACGTCGGCGACGATGATGGCCAAAAAGGTGGATGCGCTGTCGCTGTGCAAGATTTTTGGCTGGAAGAACGTGAGCATGGCGCTCGTTTATTACAACCCCACGGCCAGCCAGTTGGCCGCGAGGTTGGGTTAGTGGCGGGCCTCCCAGTGGATGATGTCGGCCAGCAGCCATTTGCCGTCTGAGTTGGGCGCGGGGAATTGACCATCGCGGATGCGCTGGCGTAGGGTGGGGCTGCTGATGCGCAACCGGTCTTGCACCTCTTGCCGGGTGAGGCGTGCGCCCTGGGTGCGAGCGAGCATGGCCACGGCTTCGGTGAGGCGGTCGAGTTTTTGCAGGGCGAGGTCGGTCATGCAGTTGCTCCTAAAGGTGTGGCCAGTGCGTGCAGCATTGATAGATGCGCAGTCTTTGACCGTCTGCGGGCTTGCCGTTCAGCCCCACTCATGGCTTCGCGTTTGGCGTCTTTGCCTGGGCCGATCTTGTAAACCTTCACGCAGTCTCGACCACGGGAGTCTTGTTGCCATTCGCAGATGTGTGCGGCTCCGGCGGCGTAGAGTTCGCGGGTGTATTGCAGGACAGTGACGTAATGCAAACCCGTTAGCTCGGCCAGTTCCTGACAAGTATGTTCACCTTCCAGCATGAACTTGATGAGTTGGGCGTAAGTGAGTGCGCCGACTTTGATTTGCTTCATGCGTCGTCCTTCAGAAAAGCAATATCCGGCACTTCTTTGCGTAGGGCGTAATACTCCACCTGCACCTTGGCCGAGCCGATCATTTTTCCGGCAAGGTTTGCAAGCTCTGCGGCTTCGTCGGGCTTGATTTCACCGGCCCGAAGCTGTGCAAACACATCGGCCAGTTGGGTACGTAGTTCATTGACGTTGTTCATTCAAATACCTCTTGATCTTCATAACTTCATGTGTTCTTTTCGCGCAGCTTGGCTTCGATGGCGCGAGCAAAGTCTTTTGTCCCTTCCACACCAAGGTTGTCCGAGCAATAGCCCGTAGTCTCAACAAGGTAATCAAGACCGTCAATCTCCTCGTCCGTCAGCCCCACCCACTCGCGCTCCATCGATTTGCCAGCGTCGGCAAAGTGATCGGGCTGGGGCTGGGGTGCATTGCAGTCTGGACAGTCCATGCCGTCAAAGCTGCCATCGTGTGCGTACCCTCCGACGACACCGTGACCGTTGCAAGTCAGGCATTTGACCGGCTCCTGCTCGGGCTGCACTGCAAGCGCTTGCTCGATGGCGGCGCGGAGGGCTTGGCGGCAGCGTTCGTAGGTTTCTGTGGTTGACGGGATTAGCGCATACGTATCAGCCAGCGCCATGATGTTGTCGATCTGGTTCATTTGAAGTAGTCCTTAATCGCTTTCGCTATCACTGCGTCAATCTCATCAAACATCTGCTGAACGTCAGGAGGTAGGCACTCGAAATATCCAAATTCAAATAAGTGCTTTTCTTCTTTCCAAAATTGGATTACTGCGGCGTAGCCTTTCTTTGGAATATCACCAAACTCCACACTTCGTCCGTCAGGTAGAAGGAAGTTTTGATCGTCGTCGTAGCCTTGAAACTGAGGGCACTGCATTGCCGCCTCATGGCAGGTTTCGTGTAGTTCTTTTGGTGTCATTTCACTTCTCCTGCCCGTGCTAGAGCGGCTCGAGCTATCTCGTTTCCGATGCTGTTGCCGTATTGGTCGCCGTTGCCAAGTCTTGCCAGCTTTTCCAGCGCATCACGCAGCGCCTCGTTCTCAGCATGAAGCCTGCGGAGTTCGGCGGCGGCTTTTATATGGCCGTTCATTGGGTCAGATTGATCTATCCAATCAGCCAGCGCAATAGCCAGCGGCGGCGTGCATGTGTGAATCTCGGCGGGGTTTTCTTTCCCGCAGCGGTTGCATTTCATTCTGTTCCTCCCAGCACTTCGCGCAGTGCTTCAATGGCTTTGTGCCAGCGGCAGGCCTCCAACGCCTGCAACGCCAACTGCATGGCCTCACGCTGTTCGATGATCTGCATGTTTGCTTGGTCAAGTGCCGCTTGCAGGGCTTGGATTCTGAGTTCGTCGGTCATTTCATTCCCTTCCCAATTTCAGCAGAAGCGCGGACGATGGCTCGGCGTGCTGCTGCGCAGGGGTCGCCTTTAGGTGTTACTTCATCGCGTCCGATATTGCATCGGCAGTCACAATGCTCTACTTGCACTGCGCTTGTGGTTCCACTTTCAACAAAAAACTCAATGTCTATTGCCAGCTTCACCGCCAGCCGCAGCGCATCGCCGTCGTCGGTGAGGGGGTTCCACCAAGTCCACGGGATTACACCCAGCAAAGCCGGGCACTCAATACCACCCGTCTTCGATCCCCAGCACAGTTTTATATTTGCAGCCTTAGCAGCCAGTTCAAGCAATTCACGGTCGGTCATGCTTCCACCCCAAAGTTAAATGCAATCAACTGACAAAAAAGTCGGTACTGCTCTAGGTGCTCTTTGTTTTTGGCATGGGTCTTTTCGATTGCCCGCGAGAACTCCAAAACCGTCCCACTAAAGCATCCACAGTTCACCCGGACGCCAAGTTTTTTATCAATGTGTGCAGTCGTGAATCTGCCTGACGATTTCGATGGGCCGATGGTTAGGTAATCTTGTGTTTTTGACACCCGAGCGTTGCCGGATACCCAAGCGTTGCCGGATACCCGAGCGTTGCCGGATACCTGAGCGTTTCCGAATACCAAAGCGTTTCCGAATACCAAAGCGTTGTCGAATACCAAAGCGTTGTCGAATACCAAAGCGTTGCCGTACACCCGAGCGTTGTCGGACACCCGAGCGTTGTCGGACACCCGAGCGTTGCCGTACACCCGAGCGTTGCCGGATACCTGAGCGTTGTCGGACACCCAAGCGTTGCCGGATACCCAAGCGTTGCCGGATACCTGAGCGTTGCCGGATACCTGAGCGTTGTCGGACACCCAAGCGTTGCCGGATACCAAAGCGTTGTCGAATACCAAAGCGTTGCCGTACACCCGAGCGTTGCCGGATACCTGAGCGTTGTCGGACACCCAAGCGTTGTCGGTCAAGTTTTCCAGCTTCTCAACGTAGCCCCCAAGGTCCCCAGACTTGACGCCAAATATGGGTAATGCCACAAGTGCTCGGATGCGCTTCGCAGTTCGACCCGGTGTAATAACTTTTTCGTCGCCGGGTACAAATTCAAAATGTTTGGTCATTTCTTCGGCCTTTCTGCGGGCAATCCGCACAACTCAAACAGTTCGCACATCGCAATCTGGGTGTGATAGCGGCCTTTGGCGGCGTGGAGTTTTTGGACAGCCAACCACATAGTTCTGTAAACAGTCTTGTAGTTTTCAAGTTGGGCGATCAGGTCGTCTTGACCGGCTTGTGTGACTGCGCTCATGTGTTGCTCCTTGCTCGGATTGCTTCAATGCAAAGGCGTGCGGTGGCAGGGCTGTAATCCTCATATCCAGCGAGGCTCATTGCTTTCTCAACTTTTATGCATTCCCACGCGCAGGCTTCGCGTTCTGCTGCTGCTATTCGCATAGCGAATCGTTTAAGTGTTATGGGAGATTTCTCCGCCATTGCATAAAGTGGCCCAGCATCACCAAATGGATCAACCTCTTTCGCCAACTTGATGATTTCATCGCGTGTCATTTCTTTTCCTTCTTGAAAATCGGCAAGCTGCTGGTGCGCAAAACACTATGGCGCTCGGCGGTTTTGGTTCCTGACTGGCTGGCCTTTTTTGACTGCTTGGCCGCTTGCACGAATTTGGAAACGTCGGGCTTTTGAGTAAAGGCGTTCATTTGGCCTCCCTTGCTTTCAGCATGGCGTCGGCATCAGCGTAGGACTGCTCTGTTAGCTCTGTGAGCGTCCAGTCGTTGTACTTTGCGAGGCGCGTCTGGAATGCGCGGATGGCAAAATAGTCGCGCAGGGTCATGCCTCCGACTGCCATCATTTGCCCATAACCTGCATGGTGTTCAAAGGCTGGAAATGCCGGCCCGCCGTTGTTTGTGTTGCTCATAACCACCCCCACGCTGTAACAGCAATGATTGCAAAAGCAGTAACCACCAGCCCAACGGCTGCGGCAATTTCAGGCCACATGGGCTGATCTATTGGTTCACCTTCCCAAAACTGAATCGGGATTTCCATGTCTTCAGGAGGCGGTCCACCGGCTTTGACTTTGCGGATGCGGGCCGGGCAGGTGCGGCCCTGATTGCATCCGTGGTTGCAGCAGTAGTCGTCGCAGTTCACTTCATTCCCTCCATGACTTGTTCAACATCGGGCAGCACAGTGGCATGCCCTTTTTGAATGATTTGTTTGGCCAGTGCAATGCCGCGCTCCATCTGCACCACAGTGATGTGTGGGATCAGCTCGTCATGCAGTTCCATCAGGGTGTTGAGCGCCACAATCTCAGGCCCGGTGGCCAGAAACTTGAGCTTGCTTACCGCTCTGACGGCAATGTCGATCAATGCACGACGGCCTTGTGCGATTTCGTCTGCCAAGGGTGTGCAGATTTCCATGAGCCTGAACGCTTCCATGATGTTGGCCATGGCGATCAAAAGGTCCATGTCGCGCTTTTCCGCTTCGCCCCTGGTGAGGGCCTGCATGGCCAAGTGGTTTTTGATCTTGAGCTCGCTCAAGTAACCCGCGTGGTCTGCGGCCAGCGGTGACACTGATTCAAGTGCGCGCTCTATGGCGTTGATGTAGACCGGTTTGGGCCGGTACTTGCTGCGCTTTCTCATTGATCCTCCAGCAGCCAAACGCGGCCTTTGCCGTCGGTATAACGGGCCATGGCTTTGGTCACGAACTTGGAACCCCGGTGCTCCAGCCATTTGTCCAAAGCGGTCTTGATCTTGGGGGCGCTGCCGTCTTCGCACACAATGCACTGGCCGGGTTTGAGCGCTGAAAACACTGCGTCGTACTTGCTGAGGGGAACAGCTCGGGCTCTGAGAATCGGGTCGTTGCTGATGCGCAGTTTTGACACATCCACCGCCCCTACTTTCAGGCCGGTGAAGGGGTTGACGTTGTTGGCAAATTTGGTCTTGGTCATGGCTTGATTGGGTAAACGCGCCTGCTCCCCATCAAACTGGGGTGGTGCATGTGTTGGTTGCAGTTGGGTCGTCCGTCAAACGGGCGGAGTTCTTTGCCGTCGTACACCCCGCCCATTTTGTTGACCGTGTTGGCGGGGGTTTTGCCTGACTTGCTGGCAAAGTTGACAAAGTTAGAGGTCAGGATGTAGGCGGTTTTGGGGCTGTTGGGGATGGTGCTGACCACTTTGCCAAGCTCCATCAAGCGATCAATCGCCAGACCGATCACTTCGGGGCCAACCCCAAAATACTCGGCCATGCGTTTTTTGGTGATGGGCTGGGTTTGGTCTACCAGCCATTCCTCCAGTTCCAGCCTGAAACGGGAGGTTTGTGCGTTGCGGTTGTTGAAACTCATGGCTCAAAACGGCATATCAGAGTCCATGTCATCGAACCCGCTGGAAGCTGGGGCCGGGCGACGGGGTGCTTGCGATGGAGCTCCTGTGCCACGAATAGCGCCAACGCGCTGTTGCTGTCCGAATGCTTCGTTGAGCTTTCCACCTTGCAGGGCAATGTCAAACACACGCACTTCCATGCTCTTGCGTTGCTGGCCGTCCTTGTCCACGTATTCACGCTCGGTCACGTTGCCAACAATGGTGACTTGCGAACCCTTGGTGAGGTACGGAGCCAGGGATTCGGCACGTTTACCAAACAGGGATGCACGCCACCAGATGGCGGGCTTGTCTTTGCCCTGATCGTCAGCGACTGAGAAGGACAGCACGGCGGTGCCGTCGTTGAGGGTGCGCTGCTCGGGGTCTTTGCCAATGCGGCCTGCGACTGCGATGTGGTTCATGGGGTGCTTTCAAATAAAGGGGGTGAGGTTGGGAGGGGTGTACAGTTCGGACTTGCCCACTTTGCCGCCGGGCAAAATCACGGCGGTGCCATCGGCGTTGAGCTTGCTGTTGTTACTGCGCAACACTTCTTGATCGGCTGCGTCTTTGTCGAATCCCATCAAATAGGCCACGCCGTTGTTCGTGACCTCTACGTCACACAGGGCATCTAGGGCGAATTCACGCAGGTGGACGGGCACGTAAACCGACTGCTCACCCCGCTTGAGCTTTCCGGCAAACCAGTCCAGGTCGATGCGGGTGCGCTCTATCAATTTGGCGTAACCCTCGCTGGGGCTGCGCAGCACCGAAAGGAATTCACAAAACTCCTCGATCGCACACCCCACTTGGGTGTTGATGTGCTGATCGTTGCCGGGTTCTTTGCCGCAGGCTTGGAGCCATTGGGCGGTTTTTTGGTAGTTGGTCATGGTCATAAAAAAACCCGCTGGTCAGGCGGGCTGGGTTGTGGGCCGGTTGGCTTTGAGGAAAGATCGAATCTTGGTGTGGGGCTTGAGCATTCCCCAAGCGGCCAGGCGTTCGTCGTTGTCGGTGATGGCTTGGTAAAAGATCTCGCAGGCTTCGAGTTCGCGGCCTTCCTCAATCGCCATCACAATGTCTGTCACCAAGTCCTGAACGCGCTCGTAGTCGGCGGCTGGCAAGTTGACTGCTGGCACCGGGCTGATGGTGGACGGCTTGACCGGGGCGGGCTGGCCTTCGTCTTCGGGCAAGTCCTCACCCGCGTAGATGTAGAGGCCCAAACCGTGCATGGATATGGCTTTGGCCAAGCACCGCATGATGGCGGTGTTGACGGCAAACGCATCTGGATTCTTGATGGCTTGGTTGCGGTGGTTCATCACTGGCAGCAACGATGCTTTGCTGTGCCCTTTGATGGACACAGACACACGCACCATGCAAGAACCATCGGGCAGCTGCATGAAAGGGACCGTGGCACCTTCAGGGCCGTATTCAATGGCCTGCCAAGTGGCTAGAGGGTCGATCTTCAAGACCTCGGCCCAGGCCCACGCCCAGCTCAGGTAGGTGAGGCCGTTTTTGCGTTCGGTGTGATCGTTGACGTTGATTTTGAGCAGTTCTGACATGGTGGACCTCAAAAGGGTGGTTTCTGTACCGCTTGGCAAGCGGCGTTAAAAAAAGCCCGGTGTGCGGGCTGGTTGTGTCGGTAAATTCGGTACAAGGCCCGAAAGTAGGAAAGGGTGGTCATTTGCACTCCTAAACATCGTTGATGGCTTCAAGAAGTTCTTTTTCAATGCGCTTCCAGTCTGCATAAGAGGCGCGGGTTTCAATCCACTCCGCGGGCTTGCCTTTGGTTGTCAGGAGTTCAAACTCCAGATCGTCGGGGTCGTCGGGTAACCAGGTGTCGATGTGGCCCCGGCTGTTGCACCGGTACTCCGAAAAACTGGTGACCCTGGCAATGCAGGGCAACCCGCCTGCAACGGTGGTTTCGATTTCCATGATTCACCCCACAAAATATTGAACTGCGCCAATGGCGAGTGAAAAACCAATCACGACTGCGAGGGACACATCTGCCAAGCGCTCCCACACCGAAACCCGGTGGCGTTCAATGGGGTAGGCGCTGCGTGCGTCGAGTCCGAAGGCCTCGTCAAGCGTTCTGGAAAAGCGTTTTGTGGTGTGGTTCATATCGCTGCCTCGTCTTCCAAAAGTTCGGCCAGTTGCTTGCGGGCCTGGGTGTAGATCAGTTCCTCGGCCTGTTCGGTGAACACGCCTTTGAGCTGGCGAAACTTGTCTTTGCCGGATTTGTCGCGGCCCATGAAGGAATAGATGGCTTCGGCGCAGTCGTCTTCAAACCGCACAAACAAGTCGATGCCCAAAAAATCTGTGTGAACCATTCGCATGACGATCTCCAAAAGAAAAGCCCCGGCGCATTGCTGAACCGGGGCGAAAGTGGCAAAGCCACCAGGGGAGTAAACAAGGAGATGACCTGATGTAGCTGTTGAGTGCCCAGCTTCTACCGTCCGGATCGGTACAGGGTTGGGTGCGTCAAGCACGCGCACAAGTCATCTGCTTGTTGGCACTCTTGCGAATGCCAGCGGGTCGTTTTTGTTCTTGGCCTACCTGTTTGCCTCACGCCCGTACTCTTGATAACCCCCAGGCGGTGGGGTTTGCGTGGCCTTTCCCAGTGACTCCAAGCCGAATGGCCCGCGTGGTAGAGCGACGACAGCCTTTTGTTTCGCGCTACTGCCTGCGCGTTCGCCTTGTTTGCTGGCTGGCGACTCGGTGTTGCGTGTCGTTGGATGTATTATCGGAAGTCCGTTTACTCTTGTCAACGGTTGTCCGTTATTTTTCGACAAATTTTTTTAGGGGTTTTCCCGTAGACGAAAAAAAACCCGCCGAAGCGGGTATCTATGCAAAAAACGCATGGCCTTGTATGATGCTCGTGCGACTGCTTTAAAAAGAAAAGGCCCGGTGCCGAAACACCGAGCCATCCCTTAAGGTAACAACGCCAAAATCAACATGGTCAGTACTGCTAGGCACTGCGCTGCGTCGATCTTGATGTTCACCTTTACTGTGAGCGCTTTCATGGATTTCTCCAATAGGCAGTCGCAGCAGCGCTGCTCGACCACTTGATCTAGGTGGCCGCGCTTCGTGGGTTACTGGCTGAATTGGCGTTTGCCCTTGCGTCAACAAGGATCGCCATTTGACATTGGCCCACTAACGGAGTGCTTGCAACACTCCGGGGATGGCTTGGGTGGTGGGTGCCTCTGTTGACGCAGACGCGTGTCCATCACCCAAAGCTCCCAATATTCCGGTATTTAGGGTTATTTGGCTATGTCATAAATTTCGTCGCCAACTACCATTTTCATAACCTCACCCCTGACCAAGATCACTACGTTTGGCCTGTATGAGTAGGAATAAGAGTGAGTCAGACACGTGACCTGGTAAGTGCTGTCTATAAAAATCTTTCGTCCATACTCACAACCTTCGAAAGCGTCGTTTTGCTTCTTCCGTGGGTCTTGGTATCCGGTAATGATTCCGTTATGGACAATGCTGTACCCGACAAGTTTCCCCAGCTTGTCCGAAAGGTCTGCCGATGCTGATGTTGCGCACATGAGCAGTGACAAAACTAGAGCAGATTTTTTCATTTTTCCTCCCTTGGTTGGTTATATCAAGCGCCCATAAGATGCGTCAACCACCACCCCGCAAATCACATCACCGGGTTTCAGTTTCAAATAGCGGTTTGGCCAGTTTGGGTTGATGGCCTCTAGGTACGGTTCGCCGTCCACAATGGTGAGCTTCTTGAAAGTTGCGGCCTTTTCGGTTTCCCGACGCACCACCACAAAACGCCCTGGCAACGCTTCTTCGTCCGGGTTGACGTGGAGCAACATGCCTTCAGGAAAGCTGATGTCAGCGCCTGGGTTGGTCATTGATGCGCCCTCGACCCGCAAGAAATAGCCGCATGGGCCAAGGTTGTGTGGCGATGTTTTCCACACCTCTGATTCGCCGTAACCGAAGGTGCCGCACAGCTCCTTCCAGTTTCCAGCCTGTATGTCTGTTAGCACCGGATAACTCCCCCTGCCTTTTATGTCTGGTCCGGGGGAAATGTTAGCAGCCTCTCGTATCAAATCGTGAGACGGAAGCATCTCGCCTTCACCCGTTGCAAGCCAATGGGCATCCACTCCATAGGTTTTTGCATACACCGGTGTATCCCCTGAACCATGCCCTTCTCGCTCAGCGGTTGAGATGGTGGACTGCGGTATCCCAGTCTTGGCAGACGCTTGCATTTGCGTCATGCCAGCGTGGTTTCTCGCCTTTTTCAGTCTTGATCCGTATTCGGTTGCCATGTCCAGACATTACGAGAAAACGTTATTAAAAAACCGCTTGCCAAAATAACGGACAACCGTTATATTTACGGCATGGACTGGAAAACGATCATCACCGACATCAAAACTGCCTTGGGTTTTACCCAGGTGCAGATTGCGAACAAGGTTGGCTGTAGCCAAGTGAGCATCAGCGAGCTTGAAAACGGCGTGACCAAGGAGCCACGGTACTCCGTTGGTAGGCAGCTGGTTTCCATGCACAAGCGTGCCAAACGCAAACAGGTGGCCTGAATGGCAGCCGACAAAACCGAACTGCGCGGCCTTGTCACCAACGATCTGGCTCACGCACTTGACGCCATTGCACTGGCTCGCGGCATGGATCGCCACGCTTATGTGGTCAGCGTGCTTGAGTCGGAGGTGAGGAAAGTTTCCCATGAAGCCATGTTGCTCGCTCGCATGCTGCGCGGCAATCCCTACATGACGGAGCCCTGCGGAGGGGCCAAGGAATAAGGCGTTGCCTGCGGCCACAACGGCAGGCAAAAACAAAACCCGCGTCAACGGCTGGCAGGCCTCGGCGGGTTTCAAAGTAACGAGTTAACGAGTTAACGAGGTAATTATGAACCAAATTCAAGTTCTTGACAACACCCAGACCATGAGCAGCCGAGAAATCGCGGATCTGACAAACAAGCGTCATGACAACGTGATGCAGGTTTGCCGCAGCTTGAAGTCGGAAGGGGTGTGTCCTGAAATTCAGGAGACCCCCTACACGAACGAGCAAAACGGCCAGCAGTACATGCAGTACGTGTTGACCAAGCGCGACAGCCTTGTTTTGGTGGCTCGCCTGTCCCCTGAGTTCACGGCCCGCATTGTTGACCGATGGCAAGAGCTGGAGGCCAAGCAAGCGCCCGCCATCCCTAACTTCTCCAACCCAGCACAAGCAGCCAGAGCTTGGGCAGAGCAGTACGAAGCCCGCCTTTTGGCAGAGCAAACCAAGGCCCAGATCAGCCAGCGCCGTGAAGCCACGGCCATGAACACCGCCAGCCAGGCTGTGAAGCGCGCCAACAAGCTGGAGATTCAACTGGACCGAGCCAAGGACTACGCCACCGTCAAGCGCATGGAGATGCTGTACCACGGCCAGCGCTTTGACTGGAGGCGCTTGCGCTCAACAGCCACCGAAATGGGAGCGCCTTCGATTGATGTGTTTGATGCCAACTACGGCACGGTCAAGGCTTATCACGCAGATGTTTGGATGGAAGCGTATGCGCTGACCATTGATGCGGGCGAGGTTGCGTAATGAGCGTCCGAATTATGTCCATGGTATTTGAACGCTATCCAAATGGCGGAGGGGAAATGCTTTTGGCATTGGCATTGGCGGATCATGCAAGTGATGATGGCTCGCGCATTTACCCTGGAATTGCAGCATTGGCAGAGAAAACACGCCAATCAGAAAGAACAATTCAATATCAATTACGTCGTATGCAAGATGATGGTTGGTTGATATTGGTTGGAAATGGAAATGGCGGCAGAAGCATGGCTTCTGAATACAAGATTTCACCTGAATGGGTAAAGGGTGCAGAAATTGCACCGTTTAAAAAGGGTGCAAGTGACGACATAAAGGGTGCAAGTGACAGCACAAAAGGGTGCAATCCACAGCACAAAAGGGTGCAACAGGTTGCACCCGCAAATAACCATCATAGAACCATCATAGAACCATCAAAGAACCATCATAAGACGCTTGCGCGTCCTGAAGGTGTGACTGAGCAGGTTTGGAGTGACTTTTTGGCTTTGAGGAAAGCAAAGAAATCCAATTTGACACAAACCGCTTTGGATGGCATTCGATTGGAAGCAGAAAAGGCCGGAATCAACCTTGGTGACGCATTGACTGTTTGCTGTATGCGTGGATGGCAGGGATTTAAGGCGGATTGGATTAATTCAATTTCAATTCCTGCAAAACAAACGAATGGCAATAGAAAGCACTCCGGTTTTACAAACCTCAATTACACCGAAGGAATAAATGATGACGGCTCTTTCGCTTGATGGACAGTTTGCAAAGATTGATCTGGTACACATGCGCTTTGGTGCATCTGACATTGGGCATGCGCAGCGCAACTGCGATGTTCATGGACCCTACATGGCCAAGGGCACCAGGCTGAGGACGCGAGACGTTTGGACGCAATGCCCATCCTGCGTAAAGCAGGCTGCGGACGAAGACATGCGCAAGAAAGCAGAGGTTGCCCGGCTTGCAGACGAAAAGCGTAGGGAGCAGCAACTTATGACCGCTGCAATCCCAGTGCGATTCATTGGCCGCACCCTTGCCAACTTCAAAGCAGAAACGCCGGAGCAAACCAAAGCGCTCAATGTTGCCCGAGACTTTGTTGTCAACTGGTCGGAGGTTTACAAAAAAGGTAATTGGTTGGTGTTTTCTGGCTTGCCGGGCACCGGCAAAAGCCATCTGGCGATCGCCATTCTTCAGGCTTTGATGCCAGCCCATGTTGGCCGTTACATGACTTGCATGGAGTTGATCCAGACCATACGCGCAACTTGGCGCAAGGATTCGGAGGAGGCAGAAACCGAATTGCTGGACAAGTTGGCCGGCCTGCCGCTGCTGGTGATTGACGAAGTGGGTGTGCAGTACGGAACCGACTCTGAGCAAAACCACCTGTTTGACGTGTTGGACCGCCGTTACCGGGAAATGAGGCCAACGATCCTGCTGACCAACCAAAACAAAGAGGGCTTCAAGCAGTTCGTGGGTGACAGGGTGTATGACCGCATGACCGAGTGTGCAAAGTGGGTGCCGTTCACATGGGGGAGCTATCGCCCGCAAGCACGTCGGGAGATGCAGGATGCGTAACACCCAAGACGATGACAAACGATGGGCACATCAAATCCTTGACGCTGTGCGCAACGGCCTGGACGTGACTGAAGGCCAGATCACCCGCGCACTGTGGCTGCTGGGGGACTTGGTTTGAATTGCCGCGACTGCACCCACTTCAACCTCAAAGACCTGGCCCAGCGCAACCGCCAACTGGCAAAGCAGGGTTACGGGTTCTGCAACATGAACAAAGACCGCGTACCCATGGCCGGGTGCTTTTGCAACCAATGGGAACAGGCCAGCGCTGATTCTGTTCGGGCACGCGAATTGTTTTGGAGGTCACGTTGAGCGAAAGCCTGACCATCGAACTGTGGAACAAGCAGCAAGCTTGGGTTGCCATCAAAAACCAGCTGTTTCCCTTCCTTTCCACCGTGTTCCAAGCCTCTGGCCGGTGGGTGCTCACAGTCTCCCGACGCAAGCGCACCCCAGCCCAAAACCGCCGCTATTGGGGCAACGGGGTGCTCAAGCAAATCAGCCAGCAAGCCGTGGTCAATGGCGAGATGTTCGGTCCTGGAGCATGGCACGAGCAATTCAAGCGCCAGTTCATTGGCGTGGAGCAACTTCCCAACGGTGAGGTTGTCGGCAAAAGCTCCACCGGGCTGTCTACCGCCGAGTTTTGCGAGTTCAGCGACCAGGTGGAGGCATTTGCTGCCACGCAACTGGGTGTGACCTTTTACGACCTGAAGCCACATGAAACCCTTTGAGCCAAAAGCCCGACCCTGCAAGCAATGCGCCAAGCTGTTTTCCCCTGTTCGACCGATGCAGGCAGTTTGCTCCCCAGTCTGCGCGGCCAGAAAGGTCAAAGCCGACAAAGCAGCCGAGCGCACCCAGTTCAAGGCACGCAAAGAAGCCATCAAGACCATTCCCCAACTCATCAAAGAGGCTCAAGTTGAATTCAATGCCTACATCCGTGCCCGTGACCATTTTCAGCCCTGCATCTGCTGCGGCATGCCTTTGGGAACTGGCGAAGTTGGGGGAGCCTACGACGCAGGGCACTACCGATCCACCGGTTCAGCCAGCCACCTGCGATTCAACGAAGACAACGTACACGCCCAACGCAAACACTGCAACCGATATGGGGCAGGACGTGCAGTTGACTATCGAATTGGACTCATTGCGCGTATTGGCCTGCCAAGGGTTGAGGCTTTAGAGGCCAACAACACCCCGCATAAATGGACCCGTGAAGAACTGACCGAAATCCGCAACACCTACCGATTGAAACTCAAGGAGCTTGAACGTGGAAATTGAAGTAACCGGCATTGAGGCACTGGTATGCCGAGAAATTGCGCGCAGGCAACAACTCGGCATTCAGAAATACGGCGTAACGGTAGAGAACAACCGCCTTCGGCTCATTGAATGGGTGAGGCATGCCAAGGAAGAGGCCTTGGACCTGGCTGTGTACCTGACCAAGATTGAATGCGAGCTGACCGCCCAGGAGGATGACGGCAAATGACCCTCAAAAAAGGAAGCCCATTCCCCCTGCAACGCCCATCGAACATGCGCCGGGTGCTGGAAGCAGTACAGAACGGCAACCAATACCGCCGAGAAGTGATGAAGGTTACAGGACTCAACGAAGGCCAAGTTCGTAGCGCTTTGCACAACCTGGTGTTCATTGGGTTCTTGGAACGCAGGTCAGACACCGAAGGGCGATCGACCTACCAGTCACCCGGCCAATGGAGAAGCGGCATCTCTGAGCATCTGATAGGCGTGAGTTCGATCTTTCACCCCCGCTTTACCAATGTTGACAATAAGTGAATCGAACACCCTTACTGGACTCGATAGCATGACAACAGCACCAATACCCAAGACCGCCTATAAGAAAGGCGAGAAAAGACCGAACCAAGGCAGGCCAAAAGGCGTGCTCAACAAGAACAACCAGGCGATCAGAGACATGATTGCCGAGGCTCTGGACAATGTTGGCGGCGTTGACTACCTGATGGACTGTGCAACAGACCCAAAGACCAAAGCGGCGTTCTTGGGGTTGGTAGGCAAGGTGATGCCAATCCAAGTCACTGGCGACCCACAAAACCCGCTCCAACACAACTTCACAATCAGCTTCAAGGCCCCAATTGGAAATTGAACTGGCGCAAAAGCTCGACGTTCTGTTCGAGCCTAAGCGGTACAAGATCATCAAAGGCGGCAGGGGTTCCGGCAAAAGCTGGGGCATTGCCATCGCCATGTTGATCATCGGAACGGCCAAGCCCACCCGGTTTCTGTGCGCTCGTGAGATTCAGAAGTCGATTCAGCAATCGGTGCACCAGTTGCTCAAAGACCAGATCGCACGGTTGGGGCTTGAGAGCTTCTACGAAGTGCTGCAAACCACGATCAGGGGCAAGAACGGCACAGAGTTCTTTTTCGCTGGCCTGAGCGATATGACGGTGGACAGTATCAAGTCATTCGAAGGTGTGGACGTGGTGTGGTGTGAGGAAGCCCAGACGATCAGCGACCGTTCATGGTCCGTGCTCATTCCCACCATCCGTAAAGAGGGGTCCGAAATCTGGATCACCTACAACCCCGAGCTTGAAAGCGACCCAACGCACGACCGGTTTGTGATCAACACCCCCCCAGATGCGGTGGTGGTTGAAATGAACTGGAGCGATAACCCTTGGTTTCCGTCAACGCTGGATGCTGAACGGCGGCACGCTCAATCAACGCTCAAGCCAGAGGTGTACAACTGGATTTGGGAAGGCAAGTGCAAGCCCGCGGTCGAGGGTGCGATTTACTTTGACGAAGTGAGCAAGGCCGAGAGCGAAGGGCGCATCCGTGAGGTGCCGGCCGACCCGCTGCTTAAGACGCATGCGGTGTGGGATTTGGGCTTTGCTGACAGCATGGCCATCGCCTTTGTTCAGCGCTCTGGCTCTGAGTTGCGCGTGGTTGACCACATTGAAGACAACCAGCGCACGCTTGCAGACTATGCAGCAGAGATCAGGCGCAAGCCCTACAACATCGGCGTGATGTATTTGCCTCATGACGGTTTCGCCAAGGATTACAAAACCGGCAAGTCATCTGCTGAGATCATGGAGGCGCTCGGCTTCACGGTTGAGAAAATCCCGCCAATGTCGGTTGAGGAAGGCATCAGGGCTACGCGGCTGGTGTTCCCAAGGGTGTACTTCGACAAAACGCGCACGGCTCGATTGATGGAATCATTGCGACGCTACCGCCGGAACATAAGCAACAAGACGGGGGAGCCTGGCTCGCCACTGCATGATGAGTTTTCGCACTCGGCTGACTGCTTCAGGTATGTGTGCATCGTTGCGGACAGCCTGACCAACACCAATGGTTCGGCTGCTCCGATCAGGTACAGATCAAAAGGCTTTGTGGCTTGACCGCTTTACCAATTTAGACAATTGGTTCTGTCAAGTGCTGGCAGCGCTAAGATACGTTTAGAACCCTCTCGGTTCTGCTTTTATCCCCGAAAGGGGAACGGGTTGCCAGCACGGAAAGCAGAACTCAGAGGGTTTTGCTTTTCAGCGGTACTGTTCGCCCGTTGACGAAGCAGCGCACCATGTCACGGTGGCCAACAAGAGAAGTGATGCCGCTAACTGGCAACCCGGCGGCGTGGCGTTGCACAGCGACCACCAAAACGAGCAAACAGACCGACTTTCAGCGATTGACCCACGATACGGGTGCTCGACAATTGAATGTGACCGTCAAGCGAGTGCTGGTCCTTCGGGATGGGCAAAGACTCCAAACCACACAGGTCGGGAGTCTCGGGTTGCCCTATGTCTGGCCCGCTTTACCAATGTGGACACTATGCGCAGGAGTGCCCACCATGACCCATCAAGAACTCATCGAACTGATCCGCCTAGTCGGAATGGGGCGGCGTGACGCTGCTGACAAGCTGGCCGATTTGCTGCACCCGTTGCTAAAAAGCGACGAAGCGCCCAAAGTGACCAAGCGGAAGATTGCCGAATGAAGCTGGACGATGAAGACCTGCTGAAGCTGCTGCAAGACAAAGAAGACGCAGCAGGCAAGTATGTCTGGGGCGAGCTGTCTACCACGCGTGAGGCTTCGCGGCGTGAGTACTACAAGCAACCCTACGGCAACGAGCAAGAGGACTGGTCGCAGATTGTGGCCTCTGACGTGTCCGACACCGTGGAATGGGTGTTGCCGTCCTTGCTCAAGATTTTCACGTCGACCGATAAGGCGGTGAGCTTTGAGCCTTCTCGGGCCAACGACGTGGCAGGCGCAGAGCAAGCCACCGACGCCTGCAACCACGTCTTTTACAAGCAAAACAACGGCTTTTTGGTGCTCTACACAGCACTGAAAGACGCGCTCATGACCGGCAACGCGGCGGTGATGTGGCGCAAAGAGACGAAGGAAAGCGTGACGTCCATCCCGTTTCAAGGGGCCACGGACGAAATGCTTGCGATGATCATGCAAGAGGAAGGCGCAGAGCTGCAAGAAGTGCGCACCGAGCAAGTGATCGACCCGTCTGGCATGGTGATGGGCTTGCACTCAGGCCGACTCAAGCGAATTGAAAAGCGCAACGTGGTCACGGTGGAAGCATTCGACCCCAACGACCTGTTGATCGAAGCTGAGTGGACTTCTCCCTTGTTGCAGGACTGCCCCTACGTGTGCCGGGTGATGGAAGTCACCGCGTCAGACCTCAAGCTGATGGGCTTCAAGGTGGACCCCGAAGACTTGGAGGCATCTGACCGCAATTTGATGCAGCGTCAGACAGAACTTGAGGCCTACGAGGACGAAGGCGACGACATCGACAAGAGCCAGGAAGACGGCTACTTGCGCATTGAATACGTGTTGGTGGACCGTGATGGCGATGGCATTGCCGAACGCCTGTGCATCTACCGTTTGCAGGACAAGATTCTGAAGGTTGAGGAAGTCAGCCATGTGCCGATTGCCACGGCCTCACCGGTGCTGAACACCCACCAATGGGCCGGCATGAGCTTGGCCGAGGTGGTGAGCGACTTGCAAAAGCTGCACACTGAGTTGCTGCGTCAGACGCTCAACAATCTGTATTTGACCAACAATCCGCGCACCAAAGTGCTGACGGATTCGAATTGGTCACCCATGGCCAACATCGACGATCTGCTCGACTCGCGCCCAGGTGGTTTGATTCGCACACGCGATATCAACGGCGTGCAGCCCGACGTGGTGCCCTTTGCCGCGGGTGCTTCCATGCCCATGCTGGAATACGTGCAGGGCATGCGCGAAAACCGCACGGGCGTGTCTCGCACGTCCATGGGCCTGAACCCTGACAGCCTGAACAACACGGCCACCGGGCGGCAGATCGACCAGTCGGCGGCACAGCAGCGCATTGAGCTGATCGCCCGCATCTTTGCCGAGATCCTGGTCAAGCCCATATTCCAAGGGATTTTGAAGACCCTGACCGATGGCGGCATGGAAAAGCTGGCGTTCCGCTTGCGCGACGAATTCGTGGAGTACGACCCGAACGAATGGCGCGACCAGTACGACATGAGCATCCACGTCGGCTTGGGCACCGGCGACAAAGTGAGCCAGGCGCAGCAGTTGGGCAACATCTTGCAGCTTCAGATGCAGGGCATGCCGATGGGGCTGGCAACACCGAAGCACGTTTACAACACCGCTGCAAAACTGGCTGAGAACGCCGGGTTTAAAGACGTGCAGGCGTACTTTCAAGACCCGTCAACCCTGCCCCCGCAGCCGCAACAACCGCCGATTGAGCTTCAGATCGAGCAAATGAAGTTGCAGGCCGATCAGCAGAAGTCACAAGCGCAGCTTCAGGTGGACTTGCAAAAGACGCAGGCCCAGATGCAGGCCAAGCTGCAAGAGACACAGGCCAACCTAGAGTTGCAAGCGGCCAACGACCAGCGCGATGCCGAGCGTGAGGCCATGAAGGCCCGGTACGAGGCGCAGCTTGAACAGCAGCGGCTTGAGTTCGAGAAATGGAAAGCCGAATTCGATGCCCAGACCAAGATTTACATCGAGGAAATGAAGGTACGCGGCGCGCCACCGTCTGACGTGATTCAGCACAAAGACGACATGCTGCAAGTCTTGACCGGCTTGCAAGCGGTGATTCAGCAAATGGGCGCGCCCAAGATGATTGTGCGCGACGCGAATGGCAGGGCAATCGGCGTTCAAAGCGCAAACGGAGCTTAAAAGATGGCAACATACAACAAATTTCAGGACTTCAGCGAGCAGCTGATACGCGGCGTTCACGACTGGGATGCGCACACTTTCAAAGTAGCGCTGACCAACACGGCACCCGTGGCCACCCAGACCACATGGAACGTGACAGACCACCCAGCGCCAGCAGCGGCCAACGGCTACACGGCAGGCGGTACGGCCACCACGATCACCATTGCCGAAGTGACAGGCACCACGACGGTAAGCGGCACGCAAGTGGTGTTCACGGCCACAGCGGGCGGCATTGGCCCATTCCGATATGCGGTGCTGTACAACGACACGGCCACATCGCCGGCTGACGCTGCAATCGCTTGGTGGGACTATGGCAGCGCGGTAACGCTGGCTGACACTGAGACGTTTACCGTCAAGTTCAGCAACGCCACCCCCGGCGCAATTTTGACGCTGGCATAACGCATGGCAACCGGACAAGGCACGGCTACGCTGGACTTTGGGAGCTTCCCGGGCACCAGCGAAGCCAGCGTTGCGGTCACAGGGCAGGGCACGATTTCGGCCACGTCCAAAGCCGAGGCGTACATCATGGGCGACGATACCAGCGGCACCCACACGGCCAACGACCACCGATACGCTGCGGCGCTGATTGGCCTGACCTGCGGCACGCCGACGGGCGGCACAGGCTTCACCATTTACGGGCGATGCCTCGACAAGATGCAAGGCTCTTTCCAGATCCGCTGGGTCTGGGCTGATTAAAAGGAAACACCATGGCACTAGACACACTCCTCCGCGGCTCTGGCACTGGCAACGGTGCAGAGGTCAACGCATCCAATCAACTCAAGGTCATCACCGAGACGGACGCCTACACCAACGGGGCCAACGTGGGCGCGTCGCGCATCATGGGCGAGGTGGACGCTGGCTACCGAACCGGCGTAACGGTGCTTCGCCCGCAAGAGGTGGACAACGACTACCGAACCCGCGTGAGCCAAGATTTGGTCTTGGATGAGGAGGTGTTCAACTACACGGCCCAAAATACCGGCAAACACAACTATTCCGCAGCAACCATGGCGGCAACGTGGACGGCGGGCCAGTTCACCACCAACAGCGGCAGCATCACGACCATCACCACGGGCGTGCAGCTTTCCACCTACGCTTACTTCCCAGTGACCGGCACGACCACGCTTTCGCTGGATGCCGAGCTTGCATTCAGCGCGCAACCCACCACCAACACCTTTGTTGAATGGGGCATAGGGCTTGCTGGCACCAACACCACCGCACCGACTGACGGCGTGTTTTTCCGGCTGAACTCGGCAGGCTTGCAGGGCATTGTTTCGTTCAACGGCACGGAAACCAGCACAGGCGTATTCCCGGCCACAGGCGGCACTGGTACTTGGGCCTACACCAACAACAAGCGTTATCAGTTCATTTGCTACCAGTCCAGCGTAGAGGCGGTGTTCTGGGTCAACGACGGCACGGGCGCGGTCATGTTGGGGCAGGTTCCACTGCCCGCAGCACAGTCCCGCATGTGCATGGCCGCGGCTTCTCAGGCGTTCTTCAAACACCGAATCACAGGTGGCGCTGCTGGTGGCGTGTTGCAAACGTTCGTGGGAGCGTACAACGTGCGCCAAGGTGGCGGCAATATCAGCACCACCGCATCCACAGGCGGCAATCGCATGTTGGGCAGCTACCAAGGCTTGAGCGGCGGCACCATGGGCAGTTTGGCCAGCTACGCCAACAGCGCCAACCCCACCGCAGCGGTGCCCACCAACACCACAGCGGCGCTTGGCTCGGGCTTGGGCGGGCAGTTCTGGGAAACCGTATCGCTTGCGGTCAACACCGACGGCATCATCTGCTCGTACCAAGTGCCAGCGGGAACGGTCAACATACAGGGTCGGCGTTTGGTCATTCGCGGCGTGAGCCTCATGAGCTACGTGCAAACCGTGGTGGCCGGTGGCCCTTACGTGTGCCAATACTCGCTTGCCTTTGGTCACACAGCGGTATCGCTGGCAACGGCTGAAGCGGCCACCACCAAAGCCCCGCGCCGGGTGGCTCTGCCTGCTTTCACCCAAGTGGTAACAGCGGCTCAGGCGGTGAGTACGCTGGTTTCACAGCCGGGCGGCTCTTACGTGGACTTTGGCGATGCGCCGATCTACGTCAACCCGGGCGAGTTTGTGGCACTGGTGACCAAGCACATAGGCACGGCAGGCACCACGGGCACAGTAGCGCACGTTGTGGCCTTTGTGTACGGCTGGGAATAAGCGCTAAATGTCCCTGCTGCTTGCGCTAACAGGCGGTGGCGGCGGGCCACTTGCCTACACGCTCGACGCGCAACCCGGCAGCTACACACTGTCGGGCCAAGCGGCCACGCTCGCAGCGTTCCGCAGCCTCAACGCAGCGGCAGGCGCTTACACACTCACAGGCCAGGCGGCAACCACAGCCGCAGGGCGCAACCTAGACGCAAGCGCGGGCAGCTATGCCATAACCGGCCAGGCTGCTCAGCTTGACTACGCGGCAACGGCCAAGGTCTTGGTGGCTGACGCTGGTGCGTTCAGCATCACAGGGCAGGCCGCCACACTCGCAGCCACCCGCGCACTGAGCGCCGATGCGGGCAGCTACACGATCAACGGCCAACCGGCCACCCTTGCCAACGCCAGGGCAGTCGCAGCCAATGCCGGGGCCTACACGCTGACCGGACAGGCCGCAACGC